CTCTCTTCTGTTAATACTTCCTTCTCTTCCCTATTCTGACCAGAACACATCTCTACATGATCTTTTAAAGCTTTCAAAGTCATAACAGCTATTTGCATGTTTCTGTATTCAGGTTCAGGTAATGCCATTAACTCCTCTATAGTTATAGTAGACTCCGGACTAGGAAACTCGGCACCAAACAATGCAACTAAGTTTTCCTCAGTTTCTTGTGTTAAATCAAATTCTATAGTTCTATAATTATCCATTTAATATTCTCCTTATTGTATCTGCGTTTAAAGGCTTAGGTGTTAAGTATTCTTCGTTATGGTCACTTAACCATTTCTTTAAGTCTAGTACACCTTTCTTCATAATGCAAATTACTTGTTTTTCTATTACAGCTTCTTCAAATGAACAGCCTTTACGTTCTGAGTAGGTCTTGATATCATGACAAGGTATACACAACAACTGCAAGTCCTCGAATGAAACGAAATACAGTCTATAGATAAACCTACCAAAGTCAGCCTCTGTCTTTAGCCCTCCCACAGTAGAAGGTAGTAAATGGTCTACATGTATCTTAGTTTGTGGTGTAGCTTTCTTACACTGCTCACAATTCAAATGCCATGTCATCCTCCCTTTACCGTTATCCTTCTTGAATCTATTGTTCTGTATTAGTAAGTTCTTTACAGGGTGTCGAGACCAGCCCTTTCTTAGCTGACCCCTAACCCAACCATAAAAGGCGGCCTCTGATTTCCAAGGCACACCTTTAACATCCCAAGGGTTCACGTATACATCCCATGAACAATCCCGTTCAGTCTCATGTTTTCTGCTTCTAATGATGTAATCTTTCTTTGTAAGTTATCTACAATCTCCGGATACTCTTCATCGGGGTCAAACCACTCTGTTACATTAGTGTGGTGATGTCCTACAGCAAAAGCTAGTTGCCTGCATAGAGTGTGAAAGTCTTCCATATCCATTTCTCTACTTAAACCACTAAACCTTATAGTCGTGCCATAGTGTCTATATTCTATATAGCATTCTTTATCATCATTCATCTTTCTTCTTCCTATCAAATGGGAACCCCGGTGGTAAGTCAGCTTCCGTCAAAGGTGGGAATGTAGCTTCCATCTGGTCGATTTGTTCTAACATCTCCTGTAAGTAATGTAAATCCATCTCACCGTAGAAAGCCTCAAGGTCTGCTAAGTCATGGGAATCAACCCAGTCCTCGTCTGCGTCTTGTGTCTCCCACCACTCTAAATGATCATGAGGTACTGTTTCTAACCCAGCACCATCATTATACCCGTTACACCAACCATCTCCGTAAGCTTCTTGTACTATCGATACAATGTCGTCTATTAAAGCACCATTAGTTATACCATGTTTAATTATAACGTCAGTTGCCAACTCTAAAGGGTCGTAGTCTTTTGGGTTTGGGTTGTTTGTGTTCATGGCAGCTCCAAATATTGTCGTCCAGTTAATAGGTCATCTCTAACCATCCATAGTAAGTCTGCAACTTCTGCCAGCCTACTCTCGTATCCCTCACCAAACTTCGCTAAGTAGATACTATTAACTATAGTACGACATTCTTCTTCTGTCAAGCATTCATCTAAAACTTTAAATGCAGTGATTGGGCCCATACCTTTAACACCTGGTATATTATCAGTCGCATCACCTGTAAGTAGTTGGTGATAGAAGAACTTTAACCCTCTACCAATCACCTTCCTTTTCTCATTTATCTCAAGAGTTCCTAAGCCTTCCGGACTTTCATAGAATTCCATAGTAACCCAATTCAAATGCCTACCTACCACCATGTTGATATCTTTGTCTATATGTGTGGCAATAGTATCACTATTCTGGTACATACACAAAGCATCATCTGCTTCATATCCATGTATCTCTTCTGCTCCACACTTATCTATTAAGTAATCTCTAGCTGCTTGGTAATGAACTGGGCGTGGTGGTCTTCCTGCTTTATACCCCAACCCTCTTGGGCCTTCTGTTTCTATTATTCCATATCGGAAATTGGAATGATCAGATGCGGTGAGCCATAATTTTAGATCTCCGTGTTTGGAGAGCCTTCTTAAGGTGTTCTTGATTATTACTAGACAGTGGCTGACATCCTCCACAATTGGATATGACTCTAACGTGTAATCGACATCTATCTCTTTGTCGCGGTCTTTTAACATCTTCTTTATTTTAGTTTTGGTATATTCATTTCCAAAGTCTTTACTCTTACCTGACTTAGATGTAAGTATCCACCCTTTCCTCTCCACAGCAAAAGCGCTGCGGTAAAGGATTTCATCTGCTTCAACGTTTAGTGTTGTCATCTTTGTTCTTCTCCAACCCTGCCTGTACTTCAGCTATAAGCTTCCGCATTTCCACATACTTATTATAAGCTTTTATAATGTTGTATGAGCCTTGTAATAAGGCGGGTAATATGATTAACTCCCAACTAACGTGAGAAACTGCCCCCAGCTTTAAAGCCAAGAGCACTGCACTTACTGTATATAGGTAACTCATAGATCTAACGTACCGAAGTCAATTTCGTCGTCTTTGAAGCTAGAAGTCGCTTGAGCTTGAGTTGGTTGCGCTTGGACTGCTGCTTGTGGAGTAGTTGAAACACTTGCTGTAGACTCGATGTTAGTATCATTTTGTACTGCCTCCCCTAATTTAATCATTCTAGGTACTAAAGATAAGATGTACGCATCATCACTTTGTCTACCTTCTGCAATTGCAACAGTCATTGCTAAATTCAAAGCCTGACCTCTAGCTGCTCTTGTGTTGTAATCACCTTTTGCTATACCGCCAGCATTACTACTGTAAGATGTTCCACCACTTGGTGCTGACTTAGGAGCTGCAATGTGGCCCTGTACAACAGCCTGTAGGTTGCGATATTTCTTGTCACCCACTTCGTTGATAGTAACCTTTAAGGTTAGCTCATCACCTTCACGTAAAGCCTTAAGGGTGTTTACAGAGTTCTTTAAGCTATCAGCAAAAGCACCTCTTGTAAATATCTCCCCAGCTTTAGGCCCAGTGGTTGGTTTGTATTGAATCTCTACATATTTCTTGACGCCGTTCTTAGTATTCTTATCTAATGTTCTTGCTGCTACGAATGTACCAAGGTCATGATAAACTTGCTTTGCTGGTCTATTATTATTAAAACTCATAATTATACTCTCTCTTTTAGTTAAACATTATATTGATTTGTTTGCCCTGTCTTTGTAAGTGTATCTGTGCTTACTTTATCCACTGTTGCCAGTGGTTTGCCTGCTTCTACATACGAGATTAACACCCCGCTACCCACTTCTTGTATTACTTTAGCACTAAACTCTGTACCTGTTGGTGTAGTGTATGTTACTAGGTCACCTACTTCCATATTAATCTCCTTTAAATGCCGTTAATTCAGCAAAGTTGTCTCCGACTTCTGCATCTACCGGAAACTTGAATGGTACTTCTACTCCTAGATACTTATTAAATAAATGTGGTACACTCTCCATGATGTTACAAATCTGCGGTACAATTTTATTTAAATACTCTTCTTTAATATAAAACCACTTACTATCATGAATCTCGTTCACCATCTGTATTTTATCTTTATACTTAACAAGTATCTGTAACAACGCTGCACTAGTTGCTGCCTGTACATCCGATGCGGTTCCTTGAATCTGGTAATTCTTTGTTTGTGTAGGACTATAATTAATCCTTAAATTACCACGTTTATCAAACGACCCAAATTGTTCGAAGGAGTAACGCTTTTTAGTGGGTGATTGGTAATACCCGATGTTTCTCCTAAGTCCGTTTTCGTATGTAATAGTGTCTCCTGATTTGATTGGGAGGAGCTCATACCCGGATGAATCAAACCGTTTGCCGTTAACCCCTCCTCGGAGCATACGGGTCGGTAAGTATTTCTTGTGGCTGAGCTCTTCCATATTTTCCAAGGTCTTATATACATGGTCGTTATATCCTTTTACTTTATAGTATACACTATCTTCCTTTTTAAGCAACTCTTTTATGTCGTCTACTTCTAACCCAGTTGCTTCTGCTAAGCTATGCGCCCCACCACCATACGCTTTCATGTATGATATTGTTTTAGCCTGGGAACGCTTCTTAACCCACTTCTTATCACCCTGCACCTTTGCAAGGTCATAAATCTCATCGTAACTCTTGCCTTCACTCAAACCCTTACACCAACTAAGACGTAGGCAGTGAAAACAAGTACCTCCTAATAAGTCCTTAGTCATCTGACTATCGCCAGACAACCAGGCAAGTACGTAGATCTCTAACTGACTGAAATCTATCTGTACACATTTAAAGCCTGCGGGGGCTACAAATAAGCCTTGTATATGTGAAGCCCATTCACCCTTACTTGGTACGTTCTGTAAGTTCGGGTTACTTGAAGACAACCTACTAGTTATAGTGGAAGTTGTGTTAAAGTTTGGGTAGAGTCTCTCGTCAACGCTTAAGCTTACAAATGCCTCTAAGTATGTGCTGCACATTTTCTTATATTGCATGGCCTCTTTTTGTAGTCCGCAGTACTCTTTTGCGACGTCGTTGTCGCTGTTCTTATAAATCTTTGTGATAATATCATCACCTGTTTGGTATCTTCCTTTTACTTTACTTTCTTTAGTATAGCCCTTATTCAGAGAAAAGCCAGTAATTTTTACAATTTCTTCAAATAATTTTGTTTTAGGCTTACCATTCTTATATAAGCCATTGTCTCTTTTAACTTTTACTTTAATATCACCACCAAATAACATGGCAGATTTATGTGTAGGACTATTAACATTAAACGCTGGAAGTCTTTCATCACTCCAAAACTCCTCAATCAACAGTTGCGTTTTTTGCAACAGTTCCATTTCTTTCATCTTAAAGTCACGTAATGTCTTTTCACACTTATCTAAATCAACCTTTAACCCTGTATTCATACAGTTGATTAATGTGAAGCTATACATATTATACATCTTAATTATATCTAGCATGCCTAATGCTTCGGCTTCTATCAATTGCTTATTATAAACTTGCAGTGTTGTAACACCATCATCTATAGAATACTGGTGGTAGAGTTTAAATAGTCTCGGACATCTGTCGCGGGCTTCTAAAATCTTATCTGCACCAATTTTCTTTTTATACAACTTACTAATTCTATCTGCTTTAATCTTTCTACCTAGGTATATGTTCTGTAACTCACCTAGTGAAGGAAAACTATGTCTATGGCCAGACATGAGGTATTGAGCCACCTGTGTATCCCAAATTACCCCACCTCTTAGTATAAATTCTTCTAGTTCTGAACACTTCCATATATATGATAGATCAAAAGGTAAGTTATGTCCAATTAAAACATCACTTTCTTTTAACATTTTTGCAAAACCTTCCGGTACTTGCCTAGAATAACCCTCAACTTTGTGTTCTACTACCACAGAATTAGGGTTGTTTCCGTAAATGATAGTGTGGAAGTCATTAGCAGGATCTTTTGCAGCAGGGCCATGTTTTCCTTGTTGTATTGTAGTCTCTAAATCGAATACCATAACCCTCATAATTCCTCCTACCATTCAAATGGTTTAAAGTTACTGTAAATATCTTCTAACTCTGTTTTAATCTGTACAAAGTTACCTCGTTTCTTCTTAATCACATCAACATACCTCACTGATGAGTCTTTGTCTTGGCCTATACCTATCAAGGCGTATACAGCTGCTGACTTCTGCTTAGAACCATACACATCAGATTCAGTTAGATGCTTTTTCTTCTTGTATGTATTATCTTCAGTATCGAAGTAATTTGTATCTCCCGACTGTGTAGTACCTAGTACTGCATAACCTGCATTAGCTGTCAACCTTAACGATTCCCACAACTGTTTTAACATAATAGTACTCTGGTCTGCTGTTAATGCATCCACTAAATCAATAATAACTAAGCTTGGCTTGTGCTTATTAATCTTCGCTTTAACATATGATATATCGTGACCTGTTAATTGATATATCTTTAATGCATCCTTATTGTACTTCTTCTCAAATGATTCTACCACTTTCTCTCTGTTACGTACAATTGCTTCAAAACCACCTGGTATCTTATCTTTATATAAGTTACTTAAAAACCTTATAAACAACTCAGCGTCTGTCATCTCACTGTTAAAGTAGAGAATAGGGCCGAGAGTTTCGTCATCATGTACATGCTTAAACGCTTCAACCGCTTGACAGATGCAATAAGCACTTTTACCGCCACTAGTATCACTGTTAATGCCAATAAACTGACCAGGAGCAAAAGCCCCGATAGCTTCTTGCATAGCTGGCAGAAAATGTGGGATACCCTTTGCATCATTAAGTACATCGTAATCGATATTGTCAGAAGTCTTGCAGTCATTCTCGTTCTCCGTCTGTAGTTGGTCTGATTTGCTCCTATATATATCAAGTATAGACGATATTTTCTCAATGTCAAATGTTTTTAATGCACTTTTGTTAATTTCTTCTAAAGCTTGTTTCTGTATAAGTCCCATTAAGGACGTTTCTACCTCTAAACTATCAGCCTTTTCTATAGCAGGTAACACCCAATCACGATAATAAGTAATATCTTCGTTATCAAGATCGTCGTTATGCCAAGACTGACTGAATTGCGTGTAGAACAATTCGAAATCGACTTCTTTGTGCTCCTCATATAGTTTAAAATACTTTGCATAATCTTTTAGTAAAACCTCCGTAGCTGGATAAATACGCTTTGTGTTAATGGTGCTGTTATATGTCTCAAAGTTATACCTCCGAGACATGGCTTTAAGCAATGCTGTTTCAATTGCTACATCTTTCTGACTAATTTCCTGTTGAACCATATCCGCCTTCTCCTCTGACAGTTTTGTTTAACTCTTCTACAATTTCAATCTCAAATTTAACGTAAGGCAGCACCACAAGTTGTGCTACTCTGTCGCCTAGCTCCGGGAAATCAAAGCCTCTATGTGTAAATGTGCACTTCATCATTAATTCCCCTCTATAATCTGAATCAATAATGCCTACACTATTTGTCATCTGTAAACCTTTCGCCCCAACGCTTGAGCGTACAGCTAACAGCCCGAAATGATTCTCTGGTATCTCCACTGCTACGCCTAAGGCTAATGTATACACCCCGTGCTCACTGCCTTTAATCTCCGCCAACCTTAAATCAAGGCCAGCACTATGCGCAGTGCCTGCAATAGGTGGATAGGTTTGGGGAACCCCCTCAACAAAGTGGCCTACTTTATTCAGGGTGGAGCAGTCAATCAAGTGTCCTGGTTTCTCTATTAGTTTAATCCTCATTATTTCTTATCCTTAGTTACAGTATATACAAAAGCATTAACATTCATCATAGGAGATATTTGGAATATACTTTTATACCTAATCTTACCTTCTACGTTCTTAATCATCTTTGTATACACCTCATAAGCGTCAGCTACAGACACAAACTCTTTCTTAATTTGTTTACCTTTACATTCAGGCATTTCAGAGTAGTAAGACCTAATAAATGCATTAGGGTGCGACCCAGTGTGTAGTGACATATAGTTTTCACCCATTCTCCTCCACAATGTATCCATACCACATAGGCTATAGCCAGCTTTATGTGCCAAGAACATGCCTATCATATCTGATTTGTACTCGTTCTCAGGTTCATGTGTATTTCCCATAGTGTGACCTAAGATAATATGGCCTATCTCATGACCTATAACTACCGCTAGCTGGTCTCTGTTGTCTATAAAGTCCAGCATACCAAGAGTTACGTTAATGCTGTGATAGTCCACCACTTGCTCCTTAGGTATAAAGTCATCAACTATCGGATAGAGTCTAAACAACAACAACCCAACCACTAACACCCATAATCTCATATATAAACTTGTCTTAATCATTAAGATATCTCCCTATTTCTCGTGATGAGTAGAATTTAGGATCTTCTCTACTCTGTATTGTATTTATAGACCATCCTTTTGGATACTTCAAGGGAAATCTACGTTTATTTTCTTGTATCTGGTAACCAAGCTGCTTAACTATGTTCTTTGTACCTTTGATTCCTGCGTCATCACCATCCAACCATACAACAATCTCGTCATATTCGTTTAGTATAGCAGGTACTTCCGTTCTATTCAAATATGTACCAAATAAACAGTACACATCACCGTATTCCTCCAACCTAATAGCAGATATATAATCCTCTACAAGAATTAAAGTCTTACTACCGGTTTTAATCTTATACAATTGCTTCTCTCCTATTCCTAATACCTTCTTTTCTGGGAAAAACCGCCTAGTAACAAAGACAATTTCATTATCCTTAACAACTGGTAGTAAAATACTATCTCCCCAGTCTCCTGTATCGGCAACATATCCAATCTTATGCTTTCTTATAAGCTCATCAAATACATAGTAACTGTAAAGCCACTTCAACACCTGAGGGCTAAACTCCCTAGGATTCCTCGTGTGTTTAGGTACATACATGTCTTTACCCATTGTAACAGGTTTGAAGGCTTTAATACCCATCATTGCCCGTCTATGGCTGTCAAAAGACTTGTATATCCCACACGAATGACATTTATAACCATCTGTGTATTCTGCATAGCAACCTGTTCTATGGCCACCATCGCAGAAAGGACATATACCAATAGATAAGAAATTACTCACTTATTTCACTCTGTTTTCTGATATGAATCTCTTCTCTATCTACAGCAACCTCACGAGGAGCACTGACACCTATCACCACTTGTTTTCCTTTGATCTCGTTAATGACAATCTCAACGTTATCACCAATCATAATCTTTTCACCTATTTTTCTACTTAATAGTAACATAATCATCCTCTCCATTCTTTGTTAAGTTTAATCAACTCTGCCATCCCTACAAAAGCCGCTTTAACAGACTCATAATCAAAGTCTAGCACATCACAGTCAGTTTGCAAGTCTTTTCCTAAAATATATTCATAATCTAAATCTACAACACCAGTTTCCATGATAGCAACAGTACATCTCACTTCACCGTGGATACTCTCATGAGATTGATCTAACTTAAGCTGCTGTAAACCTGGAGCATCTTTATCAATACTGTAAAAGTATCTATGTAGCATTCTTCTATGTGATTCTAGCATACTATTTTCCTTTTTGTTCTTTTATTGTTAGTTCAAGCACTGCTAAGATATTCCACGCTACTGCTGTCAAATGACTTAACCCTGTATCATCATCTATTAGTTCACCTGTCTGGTGTTTAAGTAAATGTCTCATCATAGCATCAGTGTATCTACTAATGCCGTTCTCTGCGTGACTCCAACCATGGTCTGTATACTTAGTAGCACCAAATGTACCCAACTCACTAACAGCTAACAAAGCGTTACTAAAGTCTCCTAATACTAGTCCTGGTCTAACTTTACCAGCGTCTAGCTTAGCACCTAACTCATGTTGATCTAACCCATAAGAATCAGATTCTGCTGCTTCAATATGTGCTGCTCTTGATTTAATTAGGTTATCAAGATCTACCTCATCCATATACTTCCTCTTAGCGTCCTTTAGGGCTTCATTAGGTAGTGGGTAACATTCGTCACTGTCTGCATCTAAATAAGATCCTGTTGGACAAAGCCCCTTACTTATATAACCAGATGGTGCACCTACTATATGTGGCTTACCAAAACATTCCTCTTCTGTCTGTAATGCTTCTACTATATTACGTTCACTTACTTTCTTATTATACTCATCTAACTGTCTTTGTTGATGTTCACTATAGTGTCCCATTGTTTATCTCCTTGATTAATGTTGCTAGTAATGTTGGCTTAGGCTCCTCTTTTATAGTCAGAGCTGCTAAAGTTGTAAATTCTATCCAAGTCTCTGGCCCTGTATCTATATAAGTTGTTTCTAGGTTCATAAACAGCTCCTTAAGTTATGTTATGGTTTAACTATAGCCCATGTATTCTGAGTTGTCAAGGAATACTTGATATCTTTGTGTTATTTATTTTAAGCATACTATATAATATAACTCAGTGCCTTCGTTATCTGCATTCCTGTTCTTTCATAAGTAAACTTATTCAAACATAAACACAAACTTCCAGTTCATTCAAGCTAAAGCTTAATCATATGTCTCTGTTCATTCAGTCACTTTGTTCCTTCATATGTAAGAACCCTCTGAAATGCAGTATACTGAGTTTTAAAACATTTGTCAACCCCCTATTTTGAAATTAAATGCAAATTAATGTAAATAAACCTTTGACATCCTGCAATCTTGTGTTATAATTAGGTTAACTTAACTAAAAGGAGGTTTTAAACATGTACAATGATCTTAGTGATTTAACAGTAGAAGAAATGTTGTACCTGAAAGATGAATTAAACGAAGCTTATGAAGAACTTATTAAGAAACAAAATGAGTGGTTAGAGATGTGTAACGGTTTGCGTAATGAAATGTATGCACGTTCTGCTGACCTTAAAGCAGAGGAGGAGAAAGCAAAGAAAGCTAGAGAAGCTGATTATGATTATTTGTATGAAGCTAACAACAACTTACATTAAAAAAGGAGAGTTTATGTGGTATGGTGTGTTTTGTATAGTATTAACGCTAGGCAAGGCTTATGTTGATTTTCAAGCGGGGGTTTTATGAGAGTAGTGTCATGTCAGAAATACGAGAAGCAAATGGGTGAGGATGGTGTAAGTCATCTTGTGCAGTTTGCAGAGCTTGAATCAGATCTTGAAGTACTAGAGGAGGTGTATGAGATAGGTCAGGTGGTAGGTATTGAGTTTCCTACACCAAGCAGAACAATTAGTATAGTAGGCGAGGTTAAAGGTTTTGAGTACACTATGGATGTATTTGATGATGGTGTTTACGCTGGCCCTTACGTAGCTTGTACCCTATATATAGAAGAGGTTGATTATGATTAAGAAGATATTAGATTTTTTATTTAAAAAGCAACAAAAGTCCATACCTGAGAGGATAGAAGAAACAAAGGAGTTGCTTAAAAAGCCTAAGAAAGTGTATAAAGACCAAGTGAAGGGGGTACATGAGGATGGGTTGCAACGTGTATCTAAGAATGGATTAGCTGACTTAGTACATTCAGAAGCCATTACAACTAAGAAGTATAAAGATAGTGCAGGTGTTTGGACTATAGGCATAGGTTTTACACAAGCTGTAGTTAAAGGACTTAATAGACGTCCAGCTAAGCATGAAATGGAGCTTGATGAAATCTTTACTATATATAAGAGAGGTATTGAGGTTTATGCAGACGGTGTACGTAAGATGCTTAAAGTTAAAGTAAGTCAACATATGTTTGATGGGTTAGTTAGCTTTGCTTATAATATAGGTATAGGTGGTGCTAGAAAGTCCTCATTAATTAGAGCTATCAATAAGGGTGTTACTGATGAAAAGACACTGAAGAGCCTATTAATGCGTTGGAACAAGGTGCGAAAGAATGGTAAGCTTGTTACATCTAAAGGACTTATCAATAGACGTAAGAAAGAAGCAGCTGTTATGTTCGAAGCTAGGTATAGTAATAAGAAGATGGTGGGTAGAGTTATACCAGTGGGTAAGAACAAACCATTACGTAATAGTAAGAAGGCATATAAGATTGACCTTAACGAATATCTATAAGGATAGCATGATGAATGAAGCATTACAAAAAGAAATAGAAGAGCTGGGGTTTGTAGTTAACCCAGAGCACCCAGACCCAACACCTGGGTTGAAGCTTATGAAATATGGGTACATACCTACAGACGATGTTATACCTATGATTAAGAATATAAAAGAATGGTATCCACCTGGTTGTGTGGTTGCTATATCAGATGATGGGTTTTTCATGGATAAACCTATTGCCGGTGTTAACGTAGTTGGTATGTATAAACTTAGAAGTTACAATGCATGGAGAGCCTGGAGAAGTGTGCAGTTAGAAGTGTTATTTGAACCTTTAGGAGAATAGAATGGGTGCTAAATTAGTAACAGGTAGAAATTCGGATTACTCTTTACAGAGTAAAAGAAAGACAATTCTAGATAAACTAGAGGATAATAGAACAGTTACCGGTGAGATATTGTGTATATCATGCGAAGCTTCTAATTTAATTCAAGAAATAAGGCCCGTCACTGTGTCAGACGGGTTTAAAGAGAAAAAGGTAGTAGAATTAGATACTTTGTACTGTAATCTATGTGAATATATGGTGCTAGATGACAAAGAAACTATCTTTTTACGAAATAAGTTAAAATAATTCATTTATTTCCTTGCTTTTTCCTGGTGGTTGGCTATACTTACAATATAAGATAAATTAACCGCTAGGAGAAACATCATGAATACATTAAATATAGCTAGAAAGACAATGAATTCAAGTAGTCAAGTTAAATTATTAGTAGCTTTTGAACAATTCAGTGGTAATGAGTTCTTAAATGAGAAAGTAGTTGATTTTACATATGATGCTAACAGTTTTGGTGTTGTATTTACAGATGGGTCTGTATTAGTTAGTAATCAGAATGGTTTTATAGTAAGATAATCGTAAACTAAACGGAGATAGGCAATGATTACTTCATCAGAGAGAATAAGAGCAATACACGCAACACGAGTAGTTATATTTATCTTAGGGTTATTAGCAATATACACAGAAAGTCCATTTAGCGACATCTGTGCTAGCTTGAGTTTAGGAATTTGGTTGTGGCAGGCACAATTAGTACATTTTGAATTGAAGTTAATAGAGAAATGGAGAAAGAGACATGAAGTATAGAATATTATTCGTTATATTCTTTGTAGTGGTGTTCTTAAGTGACTCACATGCAATGAGATGTAGCAGGAAGTTAATACAAGTGGGCGACTATGTGTCGAAGATGTTTGCCCATTGTGGTACACCATTACACGCTATGCGTGATATAGGTAGAAATGGCGATAAAATAGTGTACATATACAAGCAGAATGGCAGAAATCAAGTGATTGTCACAAGAGACAACGTAATTATATCAATGAGGAGTGAATAATGCAGCAATCATACATAAACAAGGCTACAATTGGACAAGCTAGCAATATGGCACATGCTGAGTACTTAATAGAGTCAGAAGCGGTGAGAAGGGTTATTGGTTTGGAGAGGTATATGCATAAAAGAGTGCCTGTGTTAGTTAAATTACTAACAGAAATTCAAGAGATTAACGAACTAGAGGCTGTTTGTACTAAGCTTAAAAGGGGTAAGTTATGAGTGTTTTCTTACTAACGCTAAATCCTAACACTGAAACTCTACATATATTCAAATGTATGTGTGCGAATGAGGCTAGAGGTATACAGAAACGTTTAGTTCATGCATTTAGTGAGAGTTTGAGTAATTTCATCATCAGTGATGCTAGCGAGAATCCTGCAATCATGAAATCACAGTATAAGAGCATTAAAAGATACACATATGAGCAGAATAGAAGTTATTACGTTAAAAGAGGTGATTAATGAACAAATTAGACGCTAGTATACGTATGTGTGTTATAGTTGATGCTTTAGATGAGTTATTATGGGAAGTTATAGACGAAATAGGTGATTTAGAGGACACAGAACACGAATTACAGCCTGTATTGTCTACAATCACAGATATGTATGAGAGATATGAGCGAGATATACCAATGGATGGGAAATGGAACGGTATGCCTCTAAGTCAACAAATATACGGTGTAAAAAGAGTATCTAAAGAGGTAGATGATAGAATTCAAGATAAATTAGGGTTAAAACCCCTTGACAATGACTAAATAGTGTACTATTCTTATAATATAACCACAAAGGAGAGACATTATGTTTAGACCAATCGAAGAACTAGTGAAAGAACATGAAGAGAACATGAAAGCAGCTGATGAAGCTATAGCCTTACTAAAAGAGGCTTTAAAGAGAGGTGAAGAAGATGAGCTTTCATAATTGGTATAGTAAGAGTATTGAGAGAATGCACAAGATATACGAACAAGAGAAAGCTGACGAAATCGCAGCACAGAGGTCTAGGGAGGCTATGGATAGATGGTTTACCCAGGCCCAGATAAAGGAAGAGAAGGAAAGAATGGCAAAAGAGTATAACGAAGACGAAGACTTATGGGGGATTTAACTTGATTGATATAATGGAGGATGATATGTTTAGTTTAGTATATGAGAACAAACTAAAGCGAGAGCTTGCTAGAAGCTTAGCCATTAGCTCACTAGAGAGGTTTATTGAAGGAACTGAGAGTTTAGACGACTATAACATGGCAGTAGCTGAGTATGCAGATACATTAACAGAAATATATACTTCTGAAGCCAACCACTTACTTATAGGGACTGACGATGAAACAAGTGATAACAAAGAGCTATAAATGGGAATACGAAACTTGTGGTATGGATAACGAGATAGGCATTATCTCAAGAGAAGGGTTTCAACAAAGGGTGCTAGCAATAGCATCAGGTGAATATACAAGGGCTAATTATGAGCCTACAACGTGGCATTTCCATTGGGATGAAGGTGGAGGAGCTGTACCAGACAAACTACCAGAAGGATATACTTATGAGTGATATAACAGATAGTATTAAAGAGACAGCTAAGGATATGTATGCAGCGGGAGTAATGGCTGAGAGTGTGTATAAGAAGCTAATAGAAGACATAGAAAAGAGTAGTGAACAAGTGTTAGCACATGGGGCTACACTAGACAATAGTGGTTGTAGTGGATGTCCTAATAGAGGGAGCTGTAAGAATGCAGAGTGAATCAAGTAAGAAGCTAATGATATTAATACAGACAGCAGCACGTAAGCTATATACAGATGATGAGATGAGTACACATGATTACTTCATATTGATGGATGTAGTGGATAGAATCAACAGACAGGGAGAAGGTGAATGAACTTATTCGGATGTATAAAGGATGATGCAGACAAGGCAATGCAAGTGCTTAACCTGAGTATGGATGAGCTTAGAGGAGGCCACAATATCATGTCAATAACACGCAAGAAAGCTATGGTTAGCTGTTATTTAAGGCATGAATGTGGTTATACACTGTCAGAAATAGCCGATTACTGTCATAAAGACAGGAGTTCTATAGTATATCATGTAAAGAAGTACACAAAAGACTACAATCTTCATGCAAATAAACTGATACAATTAACACAAGAAGTCTGATATATTCTTGTATACATTCATGTACTTAGGTGAACAGGATGGAGCCTAAGTATGTAAATAACCAGACACAGCCAAAGGCTAGTGTAATAGAGTAGATAGAAGGGGACCGAATATCGTACGCTAACCAGCCTCACGTCCGGCTTCGCTGACACTGCTCAAGGTCAAGAGAAAGGCCCCTGGCCTCCCCCCACCCCGGGGTCTGGAGCTGCTACACCCACAGAGAAACGCGTGGGAGATATCAGAAAAGAGGGGGCGGGTAATTCAAAATAAAATAAGAGTAATACCCTTCGGGTCTTAAGCTAATCCAGGCATCTGATTACTACTCTTCGAGGTAACAGAGCACTGGGGGCAAATCGTGCCTTCAAATGTTAAGATTAAGTTAAGGTATTTTCGGCACTATACTGTTTAAGGAAGTCTTCTGCACACATTATATGATACAACGTACTATCCATACCACTAGAACCACAAATGTACCCTTCTGCATACATCTCTTTACCGTAAGCTATAAGTATCTTTAATAACTCCTCTTTACTCATACTTTGTATCTCTCTTCTATTTCTTTGAGTATCTTCTTTTCTGCTTTACTAACTCTGTGAGCTATCTTAATAAGCTGCACTGTCTTAACAACATAGTACGATGCTAGTCCAAAACATATTAACACCCATATAATTTCCATTCTATTTCTCCTTAGTACGCTATGTACTTATCGTTATTGATCACTTCTTGTGCAATTCTCATATATTTTTTGTTTTCTTCCTTTACTAATTCAAATCTAGTTGCCATACTAAAATTTTTAAATAATTCGTAGTGTTTAGACTTCTTAAAGTCTTTATTGCCTATCCAACCTTTTAACATACGACAACAACTGTCAAAAACTTCATCTGAGACAACATTGCTGTCGAATTTATAGTAAATATAAGAATTAACTAAAACGAAGTCTTGTAATCTATTAATCTCATCAACACCTTTCAAATGTTCTTTCATAGAAACACCTCCTCGCCACCTTATGTCACTCATTACTCATTTTCTCCAACAATATGTAGTCCTCGTACACTTAATCTAGTACCATCTCTTAATGTAACACTCTCTATCTCTTTTTCAGCTATTGCTAGCGCTCTACCCATTGATGTACATTGTCTATTGTACGTTAAAGATACAATTCCTTTAGTTACGGTGATAATAGCATCAGTGGCACCTGCTTCCCATAGAGCATCCTCTAATTCATCGGTTATTTTCTTAATACCTCTTATAGACACTCTAAATTCAAAAAATGGATACTGTATATTAGTCATTTCTCCTCTCCTTTATGTTTACGGTTAAAATACCTTCTAACGCAATAACTTCTTATAGTACTAATTATAGTAAAGTATATCCCTATTGTAAAGTTCTCTGTCATATTTATATGTATGTCAAATACTGGGAATATAAGGAGTTGTGAGGCCATAGCCACTCCAAACCCTATTAATTGCTGTATAAGTGTTTCTATCTTCGCTTGTCTCTTAGTCTGCATCTCCAATCACCGTTCCCACTTGTTTAATTAAAGTTTGGTTAGCTTTTGTTAGTTTAGCTGGCTCTAATTGTGTAAGTCTATGATATTCTGCTAAAGCCACCCTATTTACATCAATAATAGGTAACCACTCTCCGTCATATAGATAAAACCTTACATTCTCTAGCTTAATAGGGTATCCTAGGCCGTGATATATGTATTCTGCCACTTCTTTAGTATTAGACATCGTATTCACTCCTAAATGCGTTTATCTTCTCTTCTATAAGCCCACTAACAGCTTGAGAGGCGCTTAAATGGATAGTTACAAGGTCAGTAGCTAATTGTTTTAATGCTGGGTCTACTTCTTCATCCTCTAGGAGTTCAGCGTACCCTAACAACCCATCTATATAATCATCAAGGGCCCCAATCAAATTAACACTGTCATCTTTCTTATTACCTGGAAACTCTACTATATTAGTCATTTTATAATCCTATTGTAGTGTACTTTAAGTGTATTTTACACCTCAAAACGCCTTTAATCCTAGTATGTTAGGACGTAAAGTATAGTTATGATATTCTCCTAATCTTAAACCCCATATAGCTTTGTCTCATAGAATTATTAGCTACAGACCCTAAACCACTAGGAAGTATACCCATATCCTCAGCAAATTCCTTAATATTGTATATAGTTTCGCTAAACCCACATGGATGTGTCACAAACCATGATTTAACTACTTTTTCTTTCTTTTTCTTCTCTCTAACAAATAAATGTCCTGCTTTCACCTTATCAGATAACATCTTACCTATATTAAGTGGTACGGTGGCGTCAGTTCCTCCACCTAAGGCGTCTACAACCATGCTCTCGGGGATAACTCGGAATATCTTAGCACATATGGGGCCTTCTAAAAACTCCGTGTCACCAGCCACACAGGCATCATGAACCATGGTTAATAAAAGCAACATATTTCCATCTTGTGTTAATTCAGCAACACTACTCATATTATTTCTCCTTGAAATCTAATTGTAGTTGTTTAATCTCTTCATCTGTACGTTCTTCGTACCCAAATTCTAAATCATTAAAGATGTGTGTTAATTCTCTCTTCAAACTTCTCACACCCATCTCACTATCTAATGCTAATTTAATTATAGTATCTTCCTGGTCTTTGTCAAGGTAATCAGGAACATTAATACCCATTAATTTTAATTCATTCACTTTACCAGGGAGTAACACTGTATTTAATATAGTTCTCATTGTGTCTTCTGTCAAAACTTCTAATCTAACGATATTACTAAGTCTACCTACTAGTTCAGGCATCAACCCGTAATTAATAATGTCTCTATCGGTAATTGTAGTGTCCAACTCTGTTACTTCAGCCTTATGGAAGCCAATAGACGTTGGTGTGTGCGTTTCTTTCTTTAAATCAGCAAATGCACCGGCTAATACGAAAGACACCTTGCTGAACGCCTTATCGCTCTCTAAGATAGATAATAAACCAGATTGTATCTGTCTGTTCCAGTTACCTGAGCTTTCAAATGCTTTAGCTAACTTATCAATCTCATCAATAAATACAACTGTCTGATCAATAGTACCTTCTAATGAATGATATCCATTACCTGGTTCATCTACAAGTCTTTGGGCATTCTCATAAACCATCTTAAGTACATACTTAGCGTCTTGGTCTGTTTTACCGCCTGTAGGCTCTAATCTAGTAGCATCAATACAAACTAATGGAAAATCAACAAGTTTCTGTAGTGTCTGCATTAAGAACGTCTTACCAGTACCAGACTTACCTATCAACATACAACTAGATGTCTGTACATCCGCAGTCTCATCACCATACATAGGAGCTAAGTACTTATAGTAATGAGCCATCTTACTTCTATTAACTAAAGATATCAAAACTTTCTTAGCTTCTGTGTGTCCAATAACTAGTTTATCAAATTCAACTAATAACTCTGCATTCGTCCGGTTATGTATCATGGTGTAACTCCTTTTAATTAGTTATTCACATTTAGTAAGTTCTCTAAACCGTAATTCAATATTTCTTTACTTTCCTTAAGTCTAGCTTCTTCTAAAGTGTTTGTCAAGGAAATAACTTCGAAACTTATAGCTTTTTCATTTAATGTCTTAGATATACCTGAGTTACCTAGCAAATGGTGGGTACGTCTATTACGTATTAGCCCATAACCTATATAAATACCAGAAGGGAATACAGCTTTATACACTCCAATACCTTCCGATAAACCTAAGGCCTTATCATAAGCACTCTTTAACCCTTCTTTACCTTCCCGCCACTCTTTATGGTAATTATCTAGTTTATCTTTGTTTTTAACCCTGTAGGCTTTACTATATTCTTTCATGTAAGCTTTTCTATCAAAGCCAGTCATTATAACACCCTCTCTATAGTATGAACATTATTAATAAGGTCAGCATCTGTTAATTCATGTACAATGTCAAAATACGCCTCGTGTACTGATGGTACATCCTTAAAGAAACAAATTAAAGCATGTCCTTTACTTCTATTTACATGTACTTCAAACTGATTACCTATATTACCACTTCCTGCTTCTTCTAATCTATCCTTAACATTCTCTATATAAACATTCTTAAGTATCACATCAAAATTAAACATTCTCAAACTCCTTTTTGTTTGTATATCTTAAATATAACACATATTCAGAATTATGCAAGGAATTAATTAAAAATAATCAAAATAAACACAAATAGTCATGTTATTCATAGTTTATCCATACTTTATACCTTGACAACTTAGTCAGAAGTCATTATAATAACCTTAAGGTTTTAAACATATATGAACGAAGTGAATAAACAGAAACAGATGATTAAGCTGTAAGCTTGAATGTCTCAGGACTTTTGGGTTAATTTGATTTAAGTTTACTTAATGAAATAACAGGAAAGAGACAATGAAGGAACTGAATTGTATTATATGTTCTTCATGTTAAGAAAACACAAGAATATTAACATAACACAAGAGTCATGTTAAAGAATTCTGATTATCTTAACATATAATGTAAATAGTTAAATAAAACACTTGACACAGCAATAAGCTTATGTTATAATAGTGTCTAATAACAAGAAAGTATTTTAAGTACTCTCCTCTAGGTTTGAGTTTACCTATATAGTTTGTTCCTAACCGGAAATTCCACAAGCTATATGAAAAGCTCCTCTATTTAGACGGTTACATAGTTACTGCCAGTTGGCGCTTGGTATGCCTAGTAATCGAGACAACCTAATAAAGATGGTAATAGCCAATTTAACTTCTCCCGAAGTTACGGAATCATTTGCTTGGTTCCACCTTTTTCCCAAGTGTAGGCCGTTACGCCATTCATGCAGGGGAACGTTGAGGAGACCTTACTATGTAAGCGTCCTCATACCCGACAAGGAAACAGCTGATAAAAAGGCGAGAGCTAAGCACCTCTATAAAGTGCCCCTAATTATAATAAGAACAATAAAGAAGAATAATAATAATATGTTAAGCCTCCTAATAGCTCCAATCACAGCATTACTCGAAAGAATAATACCAGACCCGGAAAAAGCAGCCGAAGCAAAAGCCGAAATGATGTCTATCATGGTAGAGGCTAACGCCAAAGAGATCGAAGCCAAATCTAAAGTAATTATCGCAGAAGCTAAGGGTGAGTCTTGGTTACAACGTAACTGGAGACCTATTATAGCTTTATCCTTTGGTATAGAGACTGTCATTATAACAGCCTTCCAGTTTATTATATTTCCCTTACTTGGGATATTCGGGTTTGAAATACATTCACTACCGATGCCAGCTGAGTTATGGTGGGTAAACGGAATATGTATTACAGGATATATAGGTTCTCGAGGATATGAGAAAACTACCAGGATGAAGACGGATAAGGACTTATTCGATGCTGCTCGTTCTGTTAACGGGTATTTAACCCAAGAGCAAGTTGATAGGATAAAGACAAATGGATCATGAAACTTTAGTAATAGCTAAACAGATAATAGTATATGCACTGGGCCCTATAATGGGTCTTTTTGCGTGGGTAGGTAAGAAGATGCACAAAGAAGTTGAAAACAACAAAAGAGATATAAATGATTTAAAGATATCTCACGCTGTGCAAGGATCACAGTTGAAAGACCTCAAGGAAGACGTACACCAAATTAATAAGAAACTCGATAAGATATTGGACAGAGTAAGTAAATAACCTATGGGTAGAAAATCCTTGTATAAGAAAAAGTACGCTAAAGACCTAATTAATGGTATGCGACAAAACCCTAAAGCCTCAATCGAAAGATGTTGTCAGGCCTGGGGAGTAGTACGTTCTACGTATTATGCTTGGATTGATAAATACCCCGAGTTTGCCAAGGCAGCTGAAATAGGTGAGCGAGATTATCAAATAGCCTTCCACGATTTAATGGTAGATAATGCCACAGGAGAAGTTAGAGGTAATGCTGGTGTATTAGCACTTATGGCTAAGAACATCTTAAAGTGGTCTGATAAAGTAGAGATAGAAGCTACAGGGCCAGAGAAAATAAATAGAATTGAAATAGAAGTGTTACAAGATAAGCGTTCGGAGTTCGAGAACAGCGAACAAGACCTTTTAAATCACATTGAAATTGAAGATGGTGAGTATATAGAGCATGACAACAAAGAAGATTAGTTTAACAGCTTCACAAGCTGAGTTTGTAGCATTAACCACAACTAACAATCTATTCTGTGCTGGCATGGGATCTGGTAAAACACATACAATGTCACTTAAAGCAGTTATGGATATGATGTTAGGGCCTGACGTATTAACGGTTGTATATGAACCTGATTACCCTTTGATTAAAGAGGTAGCAGTTCCTGCGGTTATAGGTTGGCTTAATTTCTTCGGTTTAGAAGAAGGCACAGACTTTGTGTACAATAAGAATGACCATAAGATAACAACATTAGTTCCTGAATATGGAAACATGTTATTTAAGTCATTAAACGATCCAGATAAACTTATTGCTTATCAATCATACTCCAGCCACATAGATGAGCTCGATACACTTCCAGATGATAAAGCAGCATTATGTTATCAAAAGATAATTGGTCGTAACAGACAACAACCTAATATACATGCTTCTCACAAAGTAGAGAATAAAACTACTGGTAAATTAGAGTGTGTTAATAGAATAAACGTATACACAACCCCTGAGGGTTACCAATTCTGTTATAAGAAATGGGGCGTACATAAAACCAAACAAAAACCTAACCACTCAATGGTACAAGGTAAGACTAGAGAGAATCCGACAGTTACAGACGCTTGGATCGAAGAGATGACACAAGGGCTAACAGACCAACAAGTTAAAGCTTATCTCAATGGTGAGTTTGTTAATATGACTGCTGGTACAGTTTATTATGCTTACGATAGAACAATACATACAAGTAGAGAGAAGATAATTCCAGGTGAGACGTTATATATCGGAATGGATTTTAACGTATACCATATGTCAGCTACTGTTTACGTAAGACGCGACGGAGGCCGTCAGTGGCACGCTGTTGAAGAAATATCCGACGTTAGGGATACAGCAGACATCATCACTTTAATCGAAGATAGGTACCTTCAGAGCGCTAGAAAGGTTATAATATATCCTGATGCCTCAGGAGACGCACAAAAGACATCAGCAGCAACTAGTGATATAGCACAACTTAAAGATGCTGGATTTACGGTTAGACACCCAAGAAAGAACGGAAGAGTTAAAGATAGGGTGGCAGCAACAAACAAAGGCTTCGAAAATGGTCTTATATTTGTGAACGAGGTAGCTTGTCCACAGGTAGCATCATGTTTCGAACAACAGGCTTACAACAAAAAAGGCGAGCCCGACAAAACCTCGGGTAATGATCATCAGAACGATGCAAGTACTTATCCAATTGTATATGAATTACCTATAAGAAAAAAGGCATTTACACTTGACATAACGTTCGCACTCTGATATAATAGACGGAATAAGAATAAAACTATGGCTATAAACAATCCCCATCCAAATTACGAAGCGACTAAATCTAAATGGTTTCTTGTACGTAGTGTTATCGATAATGCAGCACAGTCTTTTATTAGAACTGTAGACTCTAAAGATGCACCCCGTTCAAAAACATATATCCAGAACGCTATTCTAACAAACTTCACTTCACTAACTAAAGAAGGCTTAACAGGTCTTGTATTTAGACGTGATCCGAAAATAGAAATTCCCGACGAATTACAATACCTCTTAGATGACGCCGTGGGAGATGATCGGGGCCTAATGCAATTGGCTAAACAATCTCTGGGCGAGGTAATGATTACAGGCAGACATGGCCTATTAACGGATTTCCCCCGTTCTAAGGGTGGTGTATCTATAGCAGATACAGAGAATCTACAAGCACACATAATTCCATATAAAGCTGAAAACATAATCAACTGGAATATAGAAAGAGTTGATGGTAAAGCAGTTGTTAAGTTTATCGTATTACACGAACCTACATTGGCATTAGTTGATGATTTCGATTGGGAACTTAAAGACAAATATCGCTTACTTAAACTAGATGATGAAGGTAACTATTACCAAGCAATATATGATGAAAACTTAGATATTGAAGATTTCGTATATCCCCTAGATAAGAACGGTAACAACCTAAAAGAAATTCCTTTCGCATTTGTTGGTTCTGAAGATAACAACGAAGAGATGGATAAAGCACCATTACTAGACTTAGCGACATTAAACATAGGTCACTATAGAAACTCAGCAGATTATGAAGAGTCAGTATTTGTTGTTGGGCAACCTTCTTTGTTTGTATCTAGTGATTGGGGTGTTCAAGAATTTAACGAAGCATTACCAAACGGTATTAAGATAGGCGCAAGACAAGGCCACTTCTTAGGCCCTAATGGTCAAGCAATGTTACTACAAGCTAATGCGAACCAAATGTCCGCAGAAGCTATGAGAGACAAGCTAAAGCAAGCTGCTTACATAGGTGCTAGGTTAATATCTGAACCAGGCGGTAGAGAGACAGCAGAAGGCGTTAAAATACGTTTCAGCTCACAGAACAGTGCATTACATACAATAGTTATGAATGAGGATGATGCTATCGAGAAGAGTCTTAAGTTTTGTACTTGGTTTATGGGCGGTAATCCTGAAGAGATTTTATTTAAACTTAATAGAGAATTCTACCCCGAAACAGCAGATCCACAACTAATAGCACAAAATATTATGTTGTATCAAAATGCAGTTATCTCAAGAGAAGAATTTAGAGACGACCTTAAACAAAAGAACGTTATTGATATAGACAAAACAGACGAAGAGTTTGAGGAAGAGTTATTGAACTCCGACCCTTTTATAGGTGATGTAAATGCCAACGACGACGAACAAATTAATTAGACACCAAATATTCTTAGAACGCTTTGCTGGTAGTGTAGCAGCTACCATGCAGGCGGGAATAGACGCAGCTAGAAACGAAGCCATTATAAATACAGTAGGTGGAGTTGATAACTTAGATGTTAAAGCATTACAAGCATCACTAGTTGTTATTATGAATAGGTATATGAACAAAGCATTAAATGAAATAAAAGCATTGACAGATCATGAAGCTGATTTCAATGTTAAGTTGTTAAAGAAAGAGTTAGATGTTGTTAATAATGCAACAGCTGAATCAATCATTGCAGCGCTACTTAATAAGGTTATGCCCGTAGGGTTAGCTGAAAATGGCGTTAATAGGAAGATAGACCCGGCTTTTAATAAGTTCTCAGAACAGACAGCCAGGCAACTAGTACAGCCTATTAGAGACGTACAAATATTAGGTGGGGATTTACTCACAACTTCTGAAACAATAGCAGCGTTAAGCGCAGGGTTATTATCAGCACAAGCTAAGAGTTTATCACGAAGCGGAGTAGTACATGCTTCTAGCGTTACAAAGACAGAAGTGTTAAAGGTTAATGATATAGAATTAGAAGAGTGGGTGTCAGTTTTAGATAGTCACACTACAAAGTACTGTAGAGGTCAAGACGGTAAGATTTACGAAGTAGGTAAAGGGCCACATCCTCCAGCACATTATAATTGTAGAAGTATAAGAGTACCAATAACATGACAGAATATCAAAAATGGATGACAGAACAATCTGATTCATTCAAACAAGAGATTCTCAAAGATGAAACTAAGATAAGAGAAAAGTTTATCGACGAGAAATATCGACCAATATCTTTACAAGAACTTAAAGAGTTGGACATCAAACATAACTCCTGAGGGGTTAGTCACTAAAGCCAGAGGCATAACAATGACAGATGAAATTAACAATGAAGTAACAGAAGAAGCAGCAGTTGAAGAAGTAGCAATTGATTATCAAGCAGAAGTTTTACAACTTAAATCTGATATGGAAAAGATACTAGCTAAGAACAGCGAGCTTTTAGGTGAGAAGAAAAAAGTTCAAGCCACTAATAAGCAAATGAAATTAGAAGATGAGGCAAGAGCTAAAAAGAACGGAGATTTTGAGCGTTTACTACAGAGTGCTGAAGAAGAAAGAAACAAAGCTTTCGAAGAATTAAACTCATATAAACAAGAAGCTCATAAAAAGAATATAGATGCTAAGGCATTTAAATTAACAAACGAATTAAAAGCTATTCCAGAGAGTGCCGAATTACTAGCACACTTTGTAAGTGAAGAGCTTAACAAATTGGCTGATGAAAAAGGGGAAGTGTCCGAGACTGCGCTTAACGCTTTAAAACATCAGTTCATGAACGATGATAAGTACAAGCCTTTATTATTAGGCAATCAAAGCAATGGTGGTGGTGCTACCGTAGCAAAGGGCAGTGCTCAAAACTCAAACGAAAAAACCGCAGAAGAATATGCCAAATTAGATATGAATCAAAAGATGGCTTTCGGTAAATCTGGCGGTAAAATAATTCAATAACATTTTTTAGGAATAATAATAAAATGGCAACAGTAAATACATTAACTAACCTTGAACCAGACTTGTTCGCACGTCTTGACAAAATTAGTAGAGAAATTGTGGGTTTAGTTACTTCAGTTTCAAGAGATGCAGGCGTTGAACGTGCTGCAAAAGACCAAATCGTACGTAGCTATGTAGCTCCTGACGTAGTAGCATCTGATCTGACTCCTGGTCAATTAGCAGCTAACAGTGGTGGTCAAACATTCTCAAGCAAAACAATCACCATCTCTAAAGTACGTAAAGTAGAAATTCTATGGAACGGCGAAGAGCAAATGGGTATGAACACAGGGCCTCAGTATAGAAATATGCTTTTAGACCAGTTTGAGCAAGGCATGCGTGCTTTAGTAAACGAAGTTGAAACAGACCTTTGTGCTGAATATGATAAAGCCTCTAACGCAATAGTTCCAGACGGTACATTATTGTTTGATGCAGCTAATTACAACGACGTAGCTAACGTAAATCGTGAGCTTAACAAGAATGGCGCACCTCAACAAGATCGTTCATTGATCCTTTCTAACGATGCAGCAGCTCGTTTCCGTGGTAACTCACTTTATACAGCAGCTAATAGCGCTGGTGATGTTGACATGCTTCGACAAGGTATCCTTAAAGATCAGTTCGGTACAATGATTAAAGAATCTAATTTCATTAATGACGTAGCTAAAGGTACTGGTGCTTCTGCAACAACCGATACAGCTGGTTATGCAATTGGCGATACAGTTATCACACTAGCTTCTGCTGGTACTGGTACAATCCTTGCTGGTGATGCAATTACATTTGCTGGTGATGCAACAGTATATGTTGTAGCTTCTGGTGATGCAGACGTTTCTGGTGGTGGCACTATCACTCTAGCAGCTCCTGGATTACGTGCAGCTCTTGCCGGTTCAGCAATCGCTATCACAGTTGTAGACGGTTCAGAAAGAAACATGTGTTTCACTAAGAACGCTATTCATTTAGCAACACGTTTACCAGCTAGACCTATGGAAGGTGACCTTGCACGTAACGCAGTTATTGTTCAAGATCCACGTTCTGGCTTAGCTTTTGAAATAGTACAGTATGAAATGTATCATCAAATCAAGTATGAAATCAGCATTGCTTATGGTTATGCAGTTATCAAACCTGAACATTTGGTTCTTTTAGTAGATTAATATTGTGAGGCCCTTCGGGGTCTCCTTTTATATAGAGGTGTACCATGGAAATAGAAACAATAGTAATTAAAGGCCAAGATGGTAAAGAGTTAATTATAAACAAAAAAGACTTCAATAAACAGAAGCACGAATTGTACAAGAAAGTAAAGAAATTAGAAGTTAAAAAGAAACGAATTAAAAAAGAAGATAAATAATGGCATATAATATAAAGGATTATTTCACAGAAGTTTCAGCAGGCAATGCAGGAGCTGATGCAGAGGCTGTACATAAGTTTGGGCACAACGATAGTGTAGGCACTACATACGTACCAATAGCTGTTGGCGGTGTATACCAAACCCCTCAATTTAACGCAGCTGTAACATTAAGAATTAAAGCTGGTGGAAACGCAAACGATACAGCAGGCGGCACAGGTGCTAGAGTTATATGCCTAGAAGGGTTAGATGAGAACGGAGAGAAGGTTAACGAAGATGTAGTAACAGCAGGAGCAAGCGCTTCAGCAAGTACAACAGCTACATTTACAAGATTATATAGAGCCTTTGTAAAAGAAAGCGGAACATACGCTACATCATCAGCAGGAAGCCATGCGGCTAGTATCACAATAGAGAAGACAGCAGGAAGCGAAGACTGGGCAACTATTGAGTTAGAAGGTTTTGCACAAGCACAGACACAGATAGCAGCTTACACAGTGCCGGCCGGAAAGATGGCTTACATTAAACAATTATACGTCAGTGTACTGTCAACTAAAAGAGGCAGCTTAATACTCTTCCAAAGACCTGGAGCTGAGAAGATAACAGCCCCTTATGATGGTATGAGAATGCTTGTACAGATGCATAATATCAGCGGAGACGCTCATTTTGATCCACAAATGCCTCTAGGCCCTTTCAAAGAGTTTACAGACATTGGTGTTTTAGGAAAATTTAACCAAGGCACTGGTGAGATGGATGTAGATTTTGAGATACTACTTAGGGATGCAGAGTGATGTTTAATAAGATAAGAAAGTATTTCAAGAAGAGAGAATTGCCTAAGAAGATAGTTAAAGAATTGAAGCCGAGCATAATATTCTTAAATAGTTGTGGCGAAGAGATAAAGTACGAAGAGCATTTAACACAAGAAGAGATGCTAATTATAAAAACAGATAAAGGGTGGGAAAAAATACCCGTATCAGGATTAAGGATTAAAAAATGACCAGCAAAACAATATCGATTGATATAGGTAAAGAATTAACACTAACGACAGACGCAGCAAGCTCTGGTACATATGTTAGAGTAGAGCCAGGCGCACAATACACACCAGCAGCAATCGCAGCTTCATCCACTGTATTAGTAGGCCCCTTTAACGAGCCTAGACATTACAGGATTACATCAGACTTAGGACTTATTGCAACCTCACAAGAATTTAGCGGTATATATACAGCAGTTGATAGCGATATACAAATCTCTGACTTAGGTGACGGGGTTGATGGTGAACTAATTACATGGGATGCCAATGGTGCTCCCGCAGCCGTAGCAGTAGGTACAGCAACACACGTATTAACAAGTAATGGAGCAGGCGCAGCCCCTACGTTCCAAGTAGCTGGTGGTGGTATTGCTGGTATAGTAGAAGATACAACCCCTCAATTAGGTGGTGAGCTTGAGTTAAATGGTAACTACATTGACTTTGGTGTCAGTTCAACAGGTTCAGCTTATAACTTAGTTTCTTCAGGTGGTGTACCAAGACTTACAGGCGCAGCCAATTATTTCCTATCATTCACATCTACATCACTATTCTTACAAGCTGGTACTAGTTGGAATACTTTGAAAGTAGATAACTCAGCAGGGTTAACTTATACCTTTAGTAATGTACTTAAACACACAACAAGTGCTAACGGACTAATAATCAATGACGGTTCATTGAAACTAAAATCATTTACAGTAGCTGGTGTTCCCTCTGCTTCAACACATGGTGCAGGTGCCCAAATATTCGTAACAGATGAAACAGGTGGCGCTATTAACGCTTTCAGCGATGGCACAAACTGGAGACGTGTTACAGATAGAGCAGTAGTATCTTAAGAGGCATAATATGACAGCAACAATAATAGTAGAAGACGGTACCCTGGTTTCAGGGGCCAACTCTTATGCCACAACGGCAACCCTAGCAACATACGCAGATGAACGCGGTGTTACGATAGCAGCAGCAGCCTCTGAAGACTTATTAATAGAAGCTATGGACTACATAGAAAGTTTAATGTATATAGGTGCTCAATACACAGAAGATCAAGCATTAGTTTGGCCTAGAAGTGGTGCAGTTAAAAAGATACATTGGACTTATGATAGTGATGAAATACCTCAATTATTAATTGACGGATTATGCGAAGTAGCTCTTGCAATAGACGCAGGCAACAGTCCTATAGCTAATATTGACAGGGCGACTAAGAAAGAGAAAGTGGGCCCAGTTGAAGTTGAATATAAAGACGGCAGTGCAAGCTCAACTATAGTTAAAAAGATTAACACTAAACTTAGTGCTCTATTAGCAGGAGGCGCGGGTGGTGCTAATTTCCTAGTGGGGAAAGGCTAATGGCAGATATAATCGACTTCGGTAAATACGCTTCTGAGAAGAAGATAGATATGTATACAACTGAAGATAAACCGCAAATGTGCATAGCATGTCCAGAATGTGTAGGTCAGGAATTTAGCATCTTCCTAGACAATACAATACAATGTTCTGGTTGTGAACTAGTCATAAGCTTGGAGTTTTCAGAATGAGTTTATCAACAACAATGATAGCTGTAGTTAGAAAGCAGCTAGAAGACAAAGGAAGACCTGTCACATTCGCAAGAGTAGTAGAGGGTACATACACACCATCAAATAGTGGAACAGGCGCAGCAACCACCACAGGGTTTTCAGGATTCGGATTACCCGAAGGGTATAACCACTTTGAAGTAACTGGAAAGAATATAAGAGTATCAGACATTAAGTTCTGGTTTGCTCCTCCAACAACCTCAGAGATTCCATTAGTAGGTGACACTGCAACAATAGATAGTGTTGTACATAGAGTTATAAATGTAAACAAGATAACAGCACAAGATACAAACTTATTGTATGAATTGCAGCTAAGGATTTAAATGACTGACATAGACAAATTGTTTAAAAAGATTAACGACCTAGCAGAAGATTATGCAAAGACAATTGTAGTGAACAGCGCAATACTAACATACGCTAAAATTAAAGAACTAACACCAATTGACTCAGGCAACATAAGAAAAGCTTGGGAAATAGACTTAGGAGCGGGATACAGTAGGATACAGTCTAAAGGTACAGGCGGTACCGCAGGGCTGGTAAGTAGTTACAAATTAGGCGATACAATAACTATACGTAACCAAGAGCCTTATGCTGAGAAGTTAGAGTATGGGGGATACGGTGACGGGCCTAAGACAATAGGTGGCTTCAGTACACAAGCACCAGCAGGTATGATGCGCATAGGAGCTTTAAGCTTTAGACAACATCTAAATAGACAATTAGCAGAGACCAAATTATGAGCGTTTATACAAACATACAAATAGCATTAGAAACAAAGTTAAACACAATAACAGGAAGTCCAAGTATAGCTTGGCCAAACACAGAATTTACGCCGGTTCACGGCACAATGTATTTAGAACCTATGTTCTTGCCAATGGCTATGGATTTAGAAACTCTGAATAGTAATCATCGTTACGCAGGTATATACCAAATAAATGTCTCGGTACCTGTGGAAAAAGGTTCAATCACACTAAACCTGTGGTTGGATAGAATACATGACTTATTTCTCGGTGAGAAGAGTCTAACCGCCAACGGCGATACAGTCTTTATACAAAATATTGAAAGAGGCCCTACAAACAGAAATGAAGATGACGAAGTCGAATATTTCAGGACTAACTTAGATATTAATTTTATAGTATATACATAACAAGCAAAGGAAACATAAATAATGACAATTTTAACCCAAGGTACTGTCGTAACCGTTGGAGATGGCGCAGCCTCTACAGCAGTGATTGGTGGTATTACAGCGATGAGTGGTATTGGAAGTGGCGCGGCTACTGAGATAGATACAACCAATCTCGCATCGACCCGTATGGAGTCAAGATCAGGCCTAAAAGATAATGGTAGTTTTACCATGGATCTACAACGTGATGAAGATGATGTTGGTCAAGTTGAATTACTAGAAATGATTGACGGAGCTCTTACAAGAGAGTTTATAATCGTTCTTTCAAGTTCAACATTAAAAACATTAACCTTCGATGGTTATGTTACATCTCTGACAACCGATATAGCGGCAAACGGAATTGTAACAGGTCAAGCGACTGTTAAGATCACTGGCCCAGTAGTAAGAAGTTAATCCCAATAGGCGCGGCAACGGTCGCGCTTACATTTATTAGAGGTTCTAATGGCACTAAGTAAAAAAGATATTTTGTTAATGGACGATACAGAATATAAAACAATTGAAGTAAAGGCATGGAAGTCACAGAAACTAATAATCAAATCAATGTCAGCTAAAGAAAAGATTGACTGGATTAAAGAAGTAGAAAATAAAGATGGTGAGTTAAACGCAGCAATTCAACTAATAGTTATATGTTGTGTAGACGATGACCACAAACAATTATTTGGTAAAGAAGATATCGAAGCTTTAAAGAATAAGAGTGCCGAGGCATTAAATGAGATATCTGAGCAGTGTTTGATTATATCTGGGATATACGCAGGTGCAGAAGAGGACGCAGCAAAAAACTAATTCGCAGCCCTCTCGAATACTTCACTATGGCCTTGTGTGATAGATTAAAGAAGACTCGAGGCGAGTTATTAAGCAATATGGGCAGTGGTGAATTAACGCAGTGGATGGCTTATATAGGTCTCCAAGACGAAGAATATAGAAAGAAGATAGAAAGGGAAGTAGAGCACGAACGTCAAGGTGGATTATCTGACGACGAACTCTGCGACGAATTAGAAAGAATGTTTATGGGATTAAGTAATGGCTAAAGCAGGCGATATAGAAATAAAGTTAAAGGTAGACACCAAGAAGTTTACCAAAGACATGCAGAAGGCAGAGAAGGCCGCAAAGAAGTTTTCAACTAACACAGATAAAAATGTTAAGAAAATGTCATCCTCTGTTAAGGGTAGTTTAATGGCAGTAAAGGGTGCACTAAAAGGGTTAGCCGGCGCATTTGCAGCTTTTCAAGGTGTATCATTTGCTAGAGACTTAGTTACAGATATAACAACGTTATCAAGAGAAACTACAGCCTGGTCACGTACTTTGAATATAGGTACTACAGAATTACAAGCTTTTGGTTTAGCAGCTAGTCAAGTAGGGTTTAGTTCTGAGAAAGTAGCTGATATATTTAAAGATGTTTCAGACAAGCTCGGTGACTTCATAGCCACTGGTGGCGGTGAGGCTAAGAATGTATTTGAAAGACTAGGGTTATCTATAGAAGATTTAAAAGGTAAAGCACCAGATAAAGCACTTCAGTTAATAGTAGACCAGATGGATAAGTTAAAAGGCACTGCCAAAGAGCTTAACCAACAAGAGAAGATATTCTTACTCGAAGCAATAGCAAATGATGCAAGTAAGTTAATACCTCTATTAGAGAATAGTGGTGCAGAACTAGAGAAATTTAAGAAGGTAGCAAAAGCCTCTGGCGCTATATTGTCCCCTAAAGATTTAAAAGCTATAGAGCAATACAGAAAAGAAAGTAAGGTTATAGGACTTAAGTGGAAAGGAATTAAGAATACGCTTGCAGTGGCGGTACTTCCAATAATGAAAGGAATGCTCACTGTTGCAGAAGGGTTAGTAAAAGCTTTCTCAGTATTACCTAAATTAGCCGGTGCATTAGGTACAGCATTAAGTAGACCAACAGCAATTTTGTCAGCTCTTACGGAAGGTTTAGGGGTTAAAGCCCAAACTGGTGATATAGGTGACTTATTAGCGCCAACTAACACTACAGCAGATAAACAACTTCAACCTGATAGCATTGAAAAGATAATGAGAGGGTTGTTAAAAGACAGAGCAGCTACAGAAGCAGCGAAGATACAAAAAGAAGCAGCAGACAAACAGAGCCAAGCAGCGGAAGCCCAAAAATCGGCAGCTGAGACAGTTAAGAAAAGATCTGAAACAGCTATAGGTCAGATGTTAAGTAACAGAGGTAAAGGCGAAGCACAAAGAATACTAGGCCCAGGCCCTAAACAAGCCCAGTCTGACGAGTTTGATAGAATATTCAGAGACCTAGTTTCTGCTATACAATCAGGTGATGTTAGTGAAAGGTCTAAACAATTCAGTTTAGATATGTTGAATCAAATAGCTAGTTCACAGAAGACATTCGGTGCAGCTGGTAGTGAGTTAGGTATGGTTAATGCCATAAAAGATTTACAAAACTTTATATCAGGTAAGAAAGATGACCAGATTAAAGTAGATATAAAAGTAGATGTTAAACCTAGTGATAAGTTTGATACAGAATTAGAAACGAAGATAGAAAGAATTAACGGTAACAGTTTCGGCGATGCAGCCGCACAAATAGGACAATAAAACCATGGCTATAACAGATACATTTGATTTATTTACAGATGACGCATTAACCACAGCACACACTGGTGAGTTATCATTTACGCATTTCACTGACTTAAGTGATGGGGCTCAAGATACTGTATTGTATCTCGGGTCTGTTGATGCAGCAAGAAAGATCCAAGCCAATAGTAACCCAGGTGTTGACAACATGACAATCACCCCTACTAATAAACTTGCAGGCTGGGCAACAGCTACAGCTTACATTGTAGGCGATAGAATTGAACCCACCACACCTAACACGTTTGTGTATGTTTGTACCACAGCTGGTACCTCACACGCCTCTGTGGAACCTACATGGCCCACAACAGGCATAGGAACCTCCACTGTATCAGACGGTACAGCAGTGTGGACACTATTAAGTGAAAGACATGAATTAACAGAAATTAAACTTGCTACAAGTAATGGCGGGTTAACAGCAGCCACCCCAGGTGCAGCCTTATCTTTAGGTACTGTAATTAACGGTGGTAATACTAATGATTTCGCTATTCATATCCGTATAACTAATGCAGTAAATAACGTGGCAGATAGCACTGGTAAACATTCTATAGCGTTAGACATCGCAACATTAATAGAGACGGTGCTATAATATGACTAGACTATATTCAAACAACTTTAGCACCACTTTAAACGGTGCTATTACAAACGTAGCCACATCTATGACACTAACAAGTGTTACTGGGTTTCCAGCAGTTGGTGGAGGAGATACATGTCAGGTAACTATTGATGATGGTAGTAACGTAGAGATTGTAACAGCCACTGCAATAGCTGGGTCTGTTATAACAATTACACGTGGACAAGAAGGCACTTCTGGTACTGCCTTTGCTGATTTAGATACGGTTGAAATAAGACTTACAAAAGAAGCTTTCGAGGACGCACTAGGTGCAGATTTAACACCTACTATAGCCGGCCCATTAGATATAAGTGGCTCATATGTTAGTTTTGGTGGGTCAAGTTCTGCAACACAATACAGCTTAGTAAGTACAGGCGGAGTTCCTGAATTAAAAGGAGCTGCAAACTACAAGTATACATTCACATCAAGTTCTTTAGTTATGAATGCGGGTACTACATGGTATTCATTAATAATGCACAACTCAAACGGGTTTACTTGTACAACTAATAATACCGTAAGAATCCAAGCAAATAATAGTGGTGTACAATTTGGCGCAGCAGGCGCAAGAATTCTCACAGTTAAAGACGAAGATGATATGTCTTCAGATAGTGATGTAGATTTAGTCACACAACAAAGCGTAAAAGCATATGTAGATGCACAGAAACTTGTATCTTACACAGTTGCAGGCGTACCGTCGGCAGCAACAGCTGGTGCTGGGTCTATGATTTATGTATCTGATGAGACAGGTGGTGCTACAATGGCATTTAGTGACGGGACAAACTGGAAAAGATGTTCTGATTTAGCAACAGTTTCGTAGAGGTAGACAAGTATGGCATTAAACGGCGGAGCAATAAACTCCAGTGCAGTAAACGCGGCAGCTGGTGGATTTGTATCAGCTACCGGATCAGCATCTATAGGTATAGCCCAGATAGTAAATGCTCTCGGCACGGCTTCTGTTGGTATAGCAGCTATTGTCGGACAACTATCATCGGCTGTGTCTGTAGGCATAGAACAAGAGGTTACGTTTCAACAAACAGGTTCCTTGTCTGTAGGTATTGATCAAACAGTTGTTTCTACAGGTTCTAAATCTCTAGGTATTAATCAATTAGTAGCAGCAGTGAGTGAACCAACTACCTTCTTTGGTAGAAATGGTTTTGAACCTCGTGTATATATAGCTAACGAATACATTCCTTTAGCACAGATGCATGGCAAGGTAGAGATTAACTTTACTGTAGGTGACGCACCACAGCTTAAATTTATGATTATACCCCCAATAGGCGTGCAAGACGTACGTGGTTATAGAGGTAAGGTTGTACAGTGTTACATACGTGATTCTGACGGAACTACTAGCGTATACTCTGGTAAGATCAACACACCAGACGTACAAATCATAAACCAAAAGATAGCATTCAATTGCTCAATGGATATCGAACAAACTGTAAACAACTTCTTTGATAGAACTGCTTTAAATCAGATAGGGTACTATAACAATAAAGTGTTTTCAACACCTAAGACAAAGATGCAGGAATTGAAAGATAGAATTAGTACAATACCTAAAGAACTGGTTGTAGATAGAAATGGTATTCCTGATGTAGTAAACATCGCAGCTAAGGGTACAGCAGATTATACATTTACTAATGCAGATGTGCGAAGAAATGACATAGGTATTAAACTTAGTAGTGGGCAAAGATACATCAACCAAATTAATATCAAGATGAGATACTCTTTCCAAAGACTTCATCATCAAGAACAAGGGTACTCAGCGAATTCGCCCCATACAAATGTATGTCAGTTGTTAACTAATGGATATACAATATTAACTAGACAACTAGTTTACTCAGCTGTACAAGGCAGTGGGTGGCCTGTAAAGGGTGAAATACTGTTTGATCCTATCTATGCCTCAGGGTATTATAGTTGCGGTGACGCTAATGTAGGGTTTAGTACAATATCATGTACTGGTACAACATCACCAACAGGTGCAGTTAACGACGGTGTAGAGCAGTTAGAATATAATGCATCAGCATGTACTAACGTAGCAACTTCATTATGTACAGGTGCTTCATGGACAGCTACGAAAAGGTTTGCACAGAACATTAACCAAGAATACACATTAACAGTTAAGGCGCCACAGTCACAAACTACATCTGGATTGAAAGAAAGAGATGATACGTTTACATTGTCTGACAAGTTTGAATCAAGGTTATGGGAAGATTACCCAGCATATACAGCAAGTATACCGTCTGGTACGTCAGTTGCGGGAACTCAGAGTAACAATTTTTGGATTGACGCACAGAGCGAACAGCCTGCACTTAATACATCTTTCGATATTCTGTTAAATAGAGCTAAATCTGAAATACTTAAGTCTCATAGAGATGACAGGATATCATTTAGAAGAGCACTTATGCCAGCTATATCTTTGAAACATAGTATTGAACTAGATACAGATCGTATCGCAGCTACAGGTAAAGTGCATTCATTTACACACGTTATGAATATAGGTACAGGTGAGGGTTATACTAATATTACATTAGCCCTAAGCCAAAGTGAAGGAAGTGCAACAGATAGCACGCTTACACACCCTACGCAACCTACATCAACACCAGTTTATAACACAGCTAATATTCAGCTATCAGGTCACTATGGTGAAGATCCTGCGACAACTAGTGGGTCTGATAAATGGGTTGGTCACATAGCTAATAAGATGATTACAACTACAACAAGTGGTAAACCTGACTTGAGAATGACACAATTCCCTGTTAGATTTATATACGACACTCCAGACGTTGCGCCTAACTTAAGAGAGGCTCAAGACCTGACAGCAACTAAGAGTTATGATGTAGAAATACCAAACGACTCCATGACAATTGACTTTACGGACGGATAAGAATGAGTGACTTAATAGAAAACATAAGAAGAATATCCAACACCGCAGAGTTGGAGGCTTTAATAGAGCAGCTACTAAACCAAACACAAGGTATCGAAGAGAAACAACAGATACTAGGTGATAGAAGTGTTGCATATCAAAATTCAAGTGGAGGTGTTAGTCAAAAGGCTAGCACTCCAGGAACTACCGAAACAGATGATCCAGGTAGTGACGGGTCTAATCCTGAGAATGGAGACGGAGGTGGTAACGATGACGGTACTGGCGAAGATGGTGACACACAAGACGCTACTAAAGATGAATTAGATTTACAAGACTTACTAGATAACGGCGCTCAGATAGGCGATAAGATAAATAGTTTGCTTGGTCTCACTGATTGTGGTGGGGGTAATGAAGCTAATATATACCTAGATGGGTATGATAGACCCTATGATTGGGGAGATGCTTACGATGAGTATGGTGTAGATGAAGACCCTAGAGAGAGCCAATTCGTACAAGGCACTTGGTACCAATATGCAGGCGTAGGAGCTACAAACTCAACCAACCCTTATAGCTGTATACAAGCATACCTTCCTACATGGGATAGTTTAGATCCTGGTAATGCTCCACACACAGTTGTTAGTGTAGGTGCTTACGACGAACTAGTGGATGGTACAGCTCCAGTGACAGTCAATAGAGCGTCTGGGGATTTCTTAGTATCTGCAACTATATTTAGATCTGGTTGTACTGTGGGAGTGGATGCACATTGTCCTACAACTGCCCCGACTAATCAAAACCCAGCAGATGGGATACACCAATTAAAGTTTGATGGTGGTCAATTCCAAACATCTACATTTGAAAATGATGCAGACATCAACGGCCCTTGGGGTCAGAATGATGGAAGTGGTGGGCCTAGTGCTGTTAGCGGATGCGCTAGTGGTGGGGAAACTGTCACAATAGCAGCAACAGGAAATGGCGAAAGTAGTGTTACATTTGGCAATGGTGATGTATATACTCTTGATGCCACAGGTACAGTTACCGGTGTACCGTAGACGAAGAAAAAGGGGCGAAAGCCCCTTCTTTGTTTATCCTATTTGACCAATGGTTCCTTTAGCGCTTACAGGTGCTCTACCTGCATATTGTCTACAGTCACCACACTTATAGGTTTGGTAAGTTGTTTTACCAGCCATCTTATGCTTAACAGGTACGATGTTCTCAGAAGCACAATGTTTACAAGCATGTTTCAAGCTGTTAAACTTAGCTGCATTAAACTTAGGATCAAAATGTGGTAATAGTTTCTTCCACAAGATACGTGTATCATCTGTATCCTTGGCCCCGTACGTACACATCTTATTAAGAGATGCCTTACCCAACTTAAATACTTCAGAAGCTTTCATTTTAAACAAGTGTTTACTTACCTTATTTAATGACTTCGAATCAACTCCTGATGCCTTCAAATCTTGAAGCTCTTTCATGTTAGATATTTCTACCCAATCACTCATTTGCATACTTACTTTACCACCTACACCCATCTTCTGACTAATGTAGTCTAAGCTTTGGGATGGTAACCTAAAGTATCTACGCATATGTCTCTCAAGATCTTCCGTGTACTTCTCCCAACCAGTCATAGCAGGTAAATCACACATCATTCTCATAGCTGTAAGCATCTTTACGTCAAATCTGTCAGAGTTCTTACCTAGTATGTAGTCAGATTCAAGCACAAGCGCGTCAAACTTCTCAATCATACCCTTAGTACCACCATGCTTGTCATATCTAAGCACTTTCACAGGCCCATCGTTAACAGCGTATTGAATACAAATCAACCCCCACATATCATGTGAAGGAAGCATATTCTTGTGTCCTACATACTGTGTCCCGGGTTGCCAAAAGAAACACTTCAAAGGGAGAGTCTCAATATCGAAGTAGAGGACGTTTGGTTTTTTAATTTTCATAAATCCATATCCTCCAGTGTAGAGTCTAAATCAACCTCGGCCGGACTCCGATAACTAGGACTCATACGATCGAGAATAGTTAAGATACCGTAATCTGCTACAAGTCTATTTAACGCTTTCTGGTCATCTTCTTCCTGCTTAACTCTGTTTAGTTCATTAAACTTAGCCATATGCATCTGAGACATCCTAGCTTCAATCCCCTTAACATCCTTAGCCACATCAGCAATCAATTCTTTAATATGGTCTAGGTGCTTCATATAATCATCTTTAGTCGTCATTTTTAGTATCCTTTAACATTTGTAGTATATCAGCCTTGCTAACTTCCTTAACTGACTTTCTCCAAATCTTCTTGGTTATTTTACCTTCTTCATAGAGCTTTCTTAACTTCTGTTTTATTGCTCTCCGCGCTTCTTTAATGTCGCTACTTGTTATCTTTTCCATCAATTCCACCATGATCTAAAGTATTTAGTTATAAGGGCCATTGTATCTTGGTAAACCCTCTCCTCTACGTCACTGTGTGTCTTCAGTGCTATTCTTGTCATCTTATCTTCATACTCCCCCCTATCCATCCCCATTGCATTGTCAAACCTATACTTATGTTTTATTCGATGTAAGTTGTTACCTACACTTTCAGAGTACGTGGTTCGCCTATCCCATCGTTTCTTTAATGTATCTATGTTGTCGGGTAGTGTATCCCCGCTAGCTATCTTATGAAGCAAAGCACCAGCATACATACATGTCTTAGCTTGTTTGTCACTACCTACATGTCTGTCGTGGTCTCGTATGTTCCTACCTGTTTCTAAGAAGGAGTCACCTAGTAGGTGCATGTTATATGAATGATCCCAAGGTTGGAAGGTAGCAAAGTGATGTAGTAACCATTTGTTACGTTCCACTCTCTCTTGTATATAACCATGCTCCTCTTCTGGGGTATCCTCAAACCCACCCCTATCGTGCTCTATGTCAATGACAATCGACACTCTAGTTCTACCAGTAAGCTTCTTCGTCGTCATCTTCTTTATTATCATAGTTGCCGTCTCCTAAACTTTCGAGTAAACTCTCTTCTGTTAATACTTCCTTCTCTTCCCTATTCTGACCAGAACACATCTCTACATGATCTTTTAAAGCTTTCAA